CGGATCCCGAAAATATCCAAACTGCTGCTGTTGACCACCAAAACTAGCGAGCTGCAGGAGATCCTTAAAGAAAAATTTATTCAGGCCGTGGATTTTATTTTGACCACAGCGTTCACGGAAAAGCCTGTGTCCATGAAATACAGGGGTGTTTATAATTTGATGAAGCGCGGCGAAGGATTTTTGCAATATACAGCCGAGTGCGGAAAAATAACAACAGCGGAGGCGATAAAAACATGGATCAAGAAATACAAAGCACGTTAAGCGAACTCAATTCCCGGCTGGCCGGCAAATTGCCTTATAAACTTTACCTGGCCAAAGTTGAAGAAATTGATTTTTTGGAAAAGAACGCCCGCTTTATGACCAAAGAGCAATTTGCCGCCTTGACCCACAACGTTAAGGCCGACGGCGGCCTGACCTCTATTCCCCTTTGTTATAAACAGGAAAACGGCCGGTTGCTGGTCTTGTCCGGGAATCATCGGATCAAGGCGTCCATCGAAGCAGGCAGCCGGGAGTTTCTTGTTCTGTTGATCGACAAGCCGATGACGAAGCAGCAGCTCGTCGCCATTCAATTGTCTCACAACTCGATTGAAGGCCAGGACGACGAACAGATATTGAAAGAACTATGGCAGCAGATCGACGACCTGGATGCGTCCATCTATGCCGGGCTTTCCACGGAGCTGGTCGAGAAATTGAACAGCACCGATTTTATCACCATTTCCGAACAGCGCGTTTTATTCAAAGAGATCACCTTCTTGTTTTTGCCCGAAGAAATCGAAGAAATGAAATCCATCTGCGAGGGCATTCTTGAATCAGCAAAAAGCAAAGAGATCTTCGCCGGTCGGATCACCGAATACGCAGACATCCTGGAAGGCATTATCGCCGTAAAGCAGAATCAGAAGATCATCAATTCCACCCTGGCTCTGTTTGGCATGGCGAGAGTCGTCCGGGAATATCTGGCCGGTCGCGCGGAAAATCTCCAGGAAGCAATGGAGGAAGGCGTCGCCGATACCGTTGTCTTTAACCTGGGCGGCACCCGAAAGCGAATCAAAAAGGAAACTGCCAAAACCCTGCGCAAATATATCAAAGAAAAAATGGAATCCGGCTTGGATCTTGACTCCGCGTTGCAATCCATCAAATCATACAAGTCATAAATCGCTAAATTCCACCACAATTAAAATGCAAAATATTTGCTAAGTATGCGATATTATTGCATTTATTCCTTGACATCCCACATTAATTAATATATAGTAATATCAAGAGGTTAGGAAACAAACCATGAAAACATAGAGCAGCAATCCCGGACGGTGGCAAAACCCGGCAGGCAAATACTGAGCGCTGGCAACATCCTCTTAAATAAAGTCCTCCCGACGTGACCATCTGAAAAGCCGCCCTGACAATGGGCCTGGGAGCAAACATTTGATGGTTTGCTAATCATTCCGATCTATCGGGGTGATTATAAACTATCAAGAAGGGAGATCAAAAAATGAACTATTTTGAAGACATTACCACACTGGAAGGATTGAAACGCAAATATCGGGAATTGAGTAAAATCCATCATCCCGACCTGGGCGGCAATACTCAAATCATGCAGGCGATAAATGCACAATATGAGGACATGCTTACTAGGGTGCATAACCGCGAAGGCAAACCATTGGATCAGGAAGAAATCAAAATTCAAAAGGACATTATGGACATGATCAATAAGATAATCGCGCTAAAGGGTATTATAATCGAAGTCACTGGCCGTTGGGTCTGGGTTACTGGAGAAACCCGACAATACAAAGATTATTTTAAGACTTTGGGTTTTTGGTGGGCTTCAAAGAAAATCGCCTGGTATTGGAGGCCAGCCGACGCCAAAGTAAACAACAGACATCCTTACTCACTTGACCAGATAAGGACAAAATACGGCTCAGTAAGTATCGGAACGGTTGATCGCGAAGCATTGGCATAAATCATCCATTAAAGATCCTGCCAGGGGGTTACAGCCCCCTGACAGGGTGAAACTAAAACCCCTAACATGAAGAAAGGAGTCAAAAAAATGGTAGCAGAAAATATTTTAAACCTCAAACATTTTATCGGTAGTGCGCAACTAAGTGTCATGCGCAGTTCAGTCAGAGGCGAAGAGGGCGAATATTTTAAGGTAAAGATCGAAGAAATTAAAAAGTTGATCGCCGCCATGCCCAAAACCTATGAAACAGACGGCCAGGGAGACGCGGCGCCAGTAACCCTTCATTATTTCCTTAATGGTTCAGACTGGTACATCATTGAAAGAGACAGCGGGCGAGAAGATGATGAAATTCAGGGAATCCAAAGTCAAGCATTCGGTTTTGCCTGTCTGAACGGTGACTGTGAAATGGCAGAGTTCGGATACATCAGCATTGCGGAATTAATTCAATGCGGCGTAGAGCTTGACCTTTACTACAAACCGCAGACGGTTAGAGATATCAAAATTAAATATCACAAAATTGTTACCGAACCGGAATCGGGTCCATCAATAGGCGACCTGGATGAATGGTTTTCTGAGGGCATGTGTCCTGCTGTTGATGGCTGCGGTCCTATAGAGCTTGATGGGAAATGCGAGCACGGATCACCATCTTGGTTTCTGAAACTTGGACTTGTTTAATTTAAAACCGCTGTCCTATCGGCACGACGGGGAGAAAGAAAATAAAATGAAATATGCATATACCCTTAAAACCGAAAGAGTGCGCGAAAAAGACTTTCCATATCACGGAGAAAAGATGTCCGGCAGTGACGATGTTGTGGCTTTTGTTAAAAAAATCCAGGATTCAGACATAGAAAAGATGTTGATCCTTTATCTCAATAGCAAAAATTGCGTTGTCTGCCTGCAAATTACTACCGGCACAATTAACCAAGCAAACGTCTGGCCGCGCGAAATCTTTAAACATGCTCTGTTATCCGGAGCGTCGGCCATTATTTTGGCTCACAATCATCCTGCCGGCGATCCGCATCCATCAAGCCAAGACATTGACTTTACAAAAACAGTTCAAGAAATAGCGAAGCTGTTTGATATTCGCGTTTTAGATCATGTGATTCTTGTCGAAAGCGGAAACTACAGTTTTGCGGAAGAAGGTTTATTGAAAAAATAATTTAACAGGCTGTCCTATCGGCATGACGGGGAGAAAGAGAACAAAAAATGAATACAGCAAAAAATTATCAGGAAATCACATTGTCAGAAATCCAGGCAAATCCGATGAACCCGAGAAAAAACTTTTCCGGCAAAAAATTCGACGAGCTCGTCGCCTCCGTCCGCAAAGTGGGCGTCATTGAACCTATTTTGGTGAGGCCGATTGCATCGGGCAAGAAAGCAAAATTTCAATATGAAATTATCGCCGGTGAGCGCCGGTTTCGCGCGCGCAGTCTGGTTGCTTCGGAAAATGGCGGCATTGAAAAGAATACAATCCCGGCAATGGTCCAGGAAATGAACGATGATGATGCTTTTGATTTAATGACCATTGAGAATTTACAGCGTGAGGATCTAAGCGAGCTGGAAGAGGCGCAGAGCTTCAAAATCTACCTGGACAAAAAAGGCAAAGAGGCGCTTCCGGAGCTGGCGGAACGCACTTCCATCAATCCTCAATATATAAACCGCCGCATTATGGTCTTGTCACTGCCGGCGCAGGTGCTTAAAGCCTGGGAAAAGGGTGAAATAAAATATGGCCATTGCGAACAGCTCTGCAGGTTGAAGGACAAGAAACTCATAGCAGAATATTATGATCGACTGACCACCAAAAACGGCCGGCGCATTGAAACCGTCCGTGATCTGAAAAGCCACATCGATGAACATGCCGTTCCTTTGAAGTCGGCAAAATTTAAAATAGAGGATGCCGGTTGTTTAACCTGTCAGGCAAATTCCGACTGTCAGGCCGCTTTGTTCGATGAAAAATATGACGGCGTCTATTGCACAAATTCAGCATGTTTCAAAAAACAGCAAACAGAATGGATGAAAGAAAACTGGAAAAAATACGGCAAGCAGTTCGGCACCAATGGTTTTCGTTTCCGCTCAGATATTCCCTATGATCAGCGCCATGATTTTGATTCCTGGGTTGGCAGACCTGGTGAAAAGTGCAAGGAGTGCATTCATTTTGTAACCGTTATTAACCTTGAAGGCAAACTTGATTGTAATGCGAAGCATACCTGTTCCGGCGACAAATCTTGTTTCGACCAGGTCATCAGGGAAGGAAAAAAGGCGCAGATAAGTGCATCCGGTAAAGGCAAAGGCAAAAAAGAAGATCCGGATGCTCCGCGAGTATCCTGGCACGGTGAATTTTTCCGCGAAGAATTTTATAAGACCCGTATTCCCGAAGTCATCGGCGCTATTCCTGCCGATGATGTCCGCTGCCTGCGCTTATCCCTCATGGCGATGATTAAATCGAATACAGACGGTAAAAAAATATTTGCCGCGCAGTGGCTTCCGGAAGTGTCAAAAAAGTGGGATTACTGGTACGATTCGTCTGTTGAAATATGGAATAAAATCGTTTCCATGACCCCGGAAGAAATTCAAAAAGCCCACCGTGACATGGCTCAGGAAATCATCATGCAGATAACTACGTTTTACCCGGACAACCGGCATAATGTCGCTTTGTTTCTGGATATCGACCTGTCCAAAGAATGGCGCATCACGAAAGAATATCTGGCCAAGAAAACAACGAAGGAAATTTTGAACATGATCGCCAAGTTTGGCATGGATAAAGACGAAAAGGTGCTGGCGTTTCTGCATGAAAACCTCAACAAAAAACGCGGGCGTTTCGATACCTGCAAAAAGACGGAATTAGTGTCAATCTTTTTTGATTCCGGTGTGGATCTGGCCGGCAAGGTTCCTGACGAAATAACAAAAATGGAAAAAGATAAAAAGCGATAAGTGCGCGAAATAGCACATTATTTATTGACTTTCAGAGCAAAAAGGGTAGAATAAAAATAAAGCTGTCCTAGCGGCTATACGGGGAGAAAGGAAGACATGAAAACATTAAAGGCAGATCAGATATTTCCGAATCCCACGCAGCCCCGGCAATTTTTTGACCAGGGCAAATTAGAAGAGTTGGCGCGGTCAATCGTGGAGAACGGCTTGATGGAGCCGCTGATTGTTGTCCCCCGAAATGGACGTTATATGATTATTGCTGGTGAGCGCCGTTGGAGAGCCTGCAATATTGCCGGAGTTAAAAACATCCCTGTTGTTATCAAGGATGTTAATGATCAGCAGGTCGCGGAACTGGCCTTGCTGGAAAATTTACAGCGTGAGGATCTAAATGTTGTCGAAGAAGCCCTGGCCTATCAGGATTTGATTAAGCGGGGACTTACCCAGGAAGATATCGCGCAGAAAATGGGCATGAAGCAGAGCTGGCGGATCCAGGAGCGGCTTAACCTGCTTAAACTATCTCCTGTCTTTCAGGATTATGTAGTTAAAAACATTTTGACACCGTCCCAGGCGCAGGAAATGAGCAGATTACCCAGGGACAAGCAGGATATCGTTTTTGACAGGATCCAGTCCGGCAAACTCGACACCTATAATAAATTGCGCAGCATGGTTAATTCATTGATCCATGTTGAGGAACAAACCAGTTTTATTGCCGAACCGAACGAAGCCGAAAAGCGCGTGGTTACTCAATATGATGTGATGATCGAAAAAATGGCAACTTTTTTACGCAGCTCATTCAACCGTGACGATCTGACCATCTTGGCGAAGGTCTTGACTCCGTGCGCTCAGACCAATATGGAGAAGATCGACGACATGATCTTGCACCTCAACAAAATCAAGCGTGCGCTCATGCAATCAGACAGCACAAGCCAGGTAGTGCAGATGAAAATTGCTGTGTAAATTTAATCGTCATTCCCGCGAAGGCGGGAATCCAGGAAAGAAAGGAAAACACATGAAGACATCTTATTTTGGCAACAAAACAGCCACGAACGATCCACAAGCCGTCAGTATTGCCCGCTGGCCTCCGCGTTGGTGGGCTTCACGTCTCCGTTATATTGCCTTGGCTCCGTCAATAGATTTGCTTAAAAGATCAAAGGCCGGACTTCCCTGGCCGGAATACGTTGCGGAATATCAACGTGACGTCCTGGGCAAACTGGACCCGGCTAAAGTAGCCGCCGATCTGGGTGCAGATGCAATTTTGTTGTGCTGGGAGCGTCCCGGCGAAGATTGTCACCGCCGCCTGGTAGCCGAGTGGTTGGAAAAACATCTTAACAGCAAAATACCTGAGCTTTAAAGTCTGATAAAAGCCCCCTTTTGGGGGCTTTTTTTGCCTACCTACCTTAAAAAACCGCAAAAACCCCCAAAATAACCTCTTTTTCCCTCAAATATCCCCCAAAAAGCCTTAATGTTAAAAAACCTCAAAACACCGGGCTTATACTGCCCACAAATCAAAAATCACCTCGCGGAGATCGTATGGCATTTACCACTTGGACAGCTCTTTATAACGCCATGTTGGACAAATTGGCCGCCGGCGACACCACCGTCGGCACAGTCGGATCTGCCGATAAGACCATCACCTACAAATCAAACGCCGAATTTTTAAGAATGTTGGATTTTGTGGAAGGCAAGGCTAATGCCGAAACCGGCGCGTCCGTGCCGCGCACCTATGCCAAACAGGGAGGCCGTGGAGTATGACCAGGGTAGAACAAATAATTGCGAACGGTATCGACCGTGCCCTTGCTATCATATCGCCGCGCCGCGCCCTTGTCCGCCGCTTGGATCGCGAGCGCCTTAATCATCTTAAAGGCCGTGCGGAAATGTACGCCGCCGCCAAAACTACCAGGCTCACCGGCTCCTGGTCCATCGGAAATTCCAACATCAACGACATAATCGGCGCATCAGCTCCCGCCTTGCGTTCGCGCACCCGGCAGCTTATCCGTGACTTTCCCTACCTGGCCCGCGCTGTCCGGGTCATGGTCGATTACTCAATCGGCACCGGCATATTTTTCCAGTCGAAAGTGGAATCGACATCCGGCAAACGAGATAAAACGCGGATCGCCAAAATTGAGGATGCGGTCAAATGGTGGATGGACGAAGCCGACGCCTCCGGCAAATTGCATTATTATGAAATGATGCGCCTGGCCAAAAGGCAGGATTTGGAAGGCGGTGAATTCGTCATCGTCAAAACCTATCCGCAGGAGCCAAACCGTTACATCCCTTATGCCCTGCAAATGTATGAAGCCGACTGGCTGTCCGGTGCCCGTGACAATTACCGCACCGGCGGCATTGATATAAATGCTAACCCCGCCGACACGGAAACACGCCAGGGAATTGAATATTATAGATTGACCGGCCGCGTCAAAGGATTTTGGTTTCAAGACCCGAATTACGGCGGCACCGAAGTTTACATCCCGGCAGAGCGCGTCGTGCATGGCTTTGAAATGTTGCGCCCGATGCAGTTGCGCGGCGTGTCGCCTTTTGTTCCAGGTATTCTGATTGCCAATGATCTCAATGCCTATCTGGATGCCGAGATTGACGGCGCGAAGTTGGCCGCAAAATGGCTGGCGTTTGTAAAAACAGGAAATTCAGAAATGCGACAAGCCGGATTACCGACACAGCTCGGCACCAATGGAGTAACACAAAAAATAGAAGAACTGGAAAACGGCATTATCGAATATTTGCGGGATAACGAAGATGTTGTCCTATCCTCCAGCAACCGCCCCGGCACTACATTTCAGCCGTTTGTCCGGCTGATTTTGACCATGCTGTCCATTACCACCGGCGCGCCGTATGAACTTGTCTCCGGTGATTACCAGGGCTTGAACTTTTCCACCGCCCGCATCGTCCGCAATGATTTTTCGCAGCAGCTCCGCCCGATATCCATTAGGCACATTCGTCAATTCGCCATGCCCACCGTCACGACCGCCATTGATCTGGCCGTTCTGTCCGGCAAGCTTACCCTGCCCGGCTATTGGCAGAATCCGCGCCGTTATTGGGAAAGCGAATGGCAGCCTCCCGGAATGGACGCCGTTGATCCGCTGCGTGAAGCGAAAGGCCAGATTGAAGCGATCTCCGGCGGCCTGAAATCTCCCCAGGAAGTAGCCCGCGAGCGTGGTCGTGATCTGGAAGATATATACAAAGAAATTCTGGCCGCAGAAGAACTGGCCAAAGAAATGGGCTTGAGCTTTGTATCGGCAAACAGGCCGGAAAAAAACAATCCGGCAGCTATTAATAGTGAGGTGCCCGCATGAATAAAAAAAACAAAAAAGAGACAGTCCAGCCGGCCATGAATTACCGCAGCGCGCCCTTGTCCCGGCGTGCTGATGGTCCATCTACTCTTGACGAAAATACCCGCTCCGTGGAAGTCATTATGACCACGGAAGAACCGGCGCGTATTTATGATTATGACCGCGGCATAATCAATGAAGTTTTATTGATGTCGGGCGCGCAGATGCCCGCCAATAATCAACTGGTCATGTTGGACACGCACAGCCGTTATGAGACCGCCAACATTATCGGATCAGCGCGTGAAATCCGGATTGAAGGTGGCAGCATGATTGGCCGGGCGTATTATTCCACCGCCCCGGAAGCGG